GTGGACTGAAATTGATTTCACTGAGTCTAGTAATACTATCATTATTGGATCAAATGGATCTGGCAAGTCTACATTGCTAGATGCATTGACTTTTGCATTGTTCAATAAACCTTTTCGTAAAATCAATAAACCACAACTTGTCAATACAGTTAATGAGAAGAACTGTCTTGTTGAAGTAAATTTTAAGGTTGGTAATAAAAAGTATTTCATTCGTAGAGGGATGAAACCAAATGTGTTTGATATTGAAGTCAACGGAACAGTCCTGCACAAGGAAGCTGACGATAGATCAAATCAGAGAATTCTTGAAGATAATATCCTCAAACTAAATCACAAATCTTTCACTCAAGTTGTAATTCTGGGAAGTTCTACTTTTGTCCCATTCATGCAACTTTCAAGTGGTCATCGTAGAGAAGTAATCGAAGATCTTTTGGATATCAAGATCTTTTCGGCAATGAATGGACTCATTAAGGAAAAGATTAAAGTGTTCCGTGAAAAGACCAAGATTCTGGATGTTAAGAAAGAGTCTTATCTTGAGAAAATTAAGATGCAAAAAAACTTTATCGATGAGTTGGAAAACCGTGGAAAGGAAAACATCAAACTAAAAGAAGATGTTATTCAAAAACTTTTGGTTGAAGAGAATAATACTAGAAGTGAAAACGATGGTGTGCAAATCAAAGTAAATTCTTTGCAAACCGAACTTGAAAATTACTCTGGTGCTTCAGATAAGTTAAGAAAACTTGGCAATTTGAAAGGCAAAATCTCTCAGAAAGTTTCAACCATTACAAAAGAGCATAAGTTTTTTAATGATCATACGGTTTGCCCCACATGCGACCAAGACATAGAAGAAGAGTTTCGGTTAAATAGAGTTGAAGCTGCTCAATCTAAAGCTAAAGAGTTGCAATCTGGTTATAACGAACTGGAAGCGGCAATTAAAGAGGAAGAAAAACGAGAGCAGCAATTTAAAAAAATCAGTAAGGAGATTGTAAACCTCAACCATGAGATTTCTACAAACAATTCTACAATATCTGGGATTCACAGACAGATACGACAACTCGAATCTGAGATTCAAACTGTTACCAGTCAGCTCGAGAACCGAAATTCTGAACACGAGAAACTACTATCATTCCAGAAGGATCTAGATAAACTTTATAATGATCTTAGTGAGCACAAGGAATCATTAAGTTATTACGATTTCGCATTTTCATTACTCAAAGACGGAGGTGTAAAGAGGCAAATCATTAAAAAGTATTTGCCTCTGATTAACCAGCAAGTAAACCGTTATTTGAGAATGATGGACTTCTACATCAACTTCAAACTTGATGAAGAGTTTACAGAAACTATTCAATCACCAGTTCATGATAAGTTTTCCTATTCATCCTTCAGTGAAGGGGAAAAGATGAGAATCGATCTAGCACTTTTGTTTACGTGGAGAGAAATTGCTAGAGCTAAGAATTCAGTAAATACAAATCTTCTCATCATGGACGAAGTTTTTGATTCTTCTCTCGATGGATTTGGTACAGAAGAATTTCTGAAGATTATTAAATACGTCATCAAAGATGCAAATATTTTTGTTATCTCTCATAAAGATGGATTGTATGATAAGTTTGAGAATGTAATAAGATTTGACAAAGTAAAAGGATTCAGCAGAATAGTCTAAATACAATACATGACTTTACATTATGGACCATGAACTACAAACCTTATTCTCCAGAATGGCATAGGAAAAGATACTTGAAAGAGGCTCTGGATAAGTATCTTGACGATTACGTTGACAACGATATCATTATGAATGATATCCTCAGTATTATTTGTGATCGTCAAGAACGAGCACATGCTGAGTATCACAAATTAGAAGACCTAGAACTAAAACTGCGAGACTAATGTTATCTACTGCATATCGCCTCAGACTAGAATCCATTTGTCGATGTATTGCTAATAAAGAAGAAGTTCCCCTAGAGGACATGATTTGGGCAGAAAAACTTGCCAAAGCACATACACTTGCTAGAGATTGGTTGAACAAAGCACGTCGTCAAGCTGCTCAAAATATTGAAGAGGGTAGTATGGACGATTTTATGAATAGGATGGGATTAGGAGACCCCGATCCATCCAATTACAAAACGGGGTTTGATGGTGCAGATGATATCAATGACTGGTTCCAAAGAGATAAACCCGATGATTGGAGGCAACGTGACTGAAAAACAAGTTCCATGGTGGACACTGCATGAAGTTGCAGATGAATTAGATGGTACGTTGAGACACATCTCTTGTGTGGATAGTAATGGTAGAAGGTACAAACGAGTTGTAATTGAATATGAGGAAGAGGCCGATTCTTAAAGTGTCACAGGGGGGTATTTACACCTCCCTTTTTGCTGTATAATAGTCCTATACGCAAAAGATTCATGGGCGTCCGTCACGAAATCAAATCTCAACTTGCAAAACTTCTTGCTACTGAAGACTTGGTAGTTGAGCATAAAAACGTCCGTACTGCGTCTTTCAACGTTCATACAAGGGTTTTGACCCTACCCACCTGGGAAAAGGCATCTAACTGTGTTTATGACCTTCTGGTGGGTCATGAAGTTGGACATGCTCTGTTTACTCCCGATGAGCAATGGAATAAGACCAAAAACATTCCCCCTTCCTTTGTAAATATCGTTGAAGATGCTCGCATTGAAAAATTGATGAAACGAAAATATGGAGGCCTCTCTAAGACTTTTTATCGGGGATACTCAGAACTTTCTGATGAGGACTTTTTTGAAGTTGAAGATGAGGATTTGAGTGAGATGAATCTTGCAGATCGTGCAAATCTGTACTTCAAGATTGGCAACTATGTTGATATTCCCTTTCAGAGTGATAGTGAGAAAGAGATCATCAATATGATCTCTGATTGTGAAACTTTCGCTGATGTATTGATCACGGCTGAAGAACTTTACAAGTATTGTAAAGATTCACAGGAAAGTCACCCCAATATTGCACCACCACAACAACAGTCTGATGGTCCTACTGGTGGTGATCTAGAAGAGAAAAAGGAATGGCCAACTGAAAGTGATCCTGAAGATGATCATCGTAATGATCGCGACTTCAATAAAGATGATGCCGATCTAGATACTCCAAGTTACGAAAAACAAGAAACTGATTCTGCAGAACCAGAAGTTCGTACTGAGTCTTCTCTTGAAAAGAACCTTCAAGATCTCATGAGAAATGATGAGTTCTATGAAAATAATTATGTTGAGATTCAAACTCTCGATATGGACAAGATTGTTGTAGATCATACTGAAGTTCACTCATATCTAAATCAACAGTTTGCAACTCAAGTTCAGATTGCAGAGGATCGTGCTGCTCAATATGAATATCGATATGCAAATATTTTTGAATCTGCAGATGCTGAATACAAAAAATTCAAGAAGTCTGCTCAGAAAGAAGTTAACTATCTTGTGAAAGAATTTGAGTGTAAGAAGTCTGCAGATTCTTATGCCCGTGCTACAACCGCTCGCACTGGTGTTCTTGACTGCACTAAGTTGCACACTTACAAATACAATGAAGATCTATTCAAGAAAGTTACCACACTTGCTGATGGTAAGAACCATGGACTTATCTTCATTCTAGATTGGTCTGGTTCAATGGCGGATGTTTTGACCGACACTATCAAACAACTTTTCAATTTGGTTTGGTTCTGTAAGAAAGTCAATATTCCGTTTGAGGTATATGCATTCACAAATCATTGGGCTCATGCAACATATGATGATGACGGAAAGTTTATTTCTGGTCCTGAAATCAAGTATGAACTGAAAGAAGATATTTTCAAAATTGATAAAGATTTCAATCTTTTGAATATGCTCAGTAGCAGGATCAAGTCTTCAGATTTTGAAAAATGTATGATGAACGTATGGAGGATTGCGACTTATTATCAGCGGTCAGGTGTCTCCTATCACAATCCAACACAAACATCTTTATCTGGAACTCCACTGAATGAAGCTATTATCAGTCTTCATCAAATTATTCCACAGTTTCAAAAATCCAATAAACTTCAAAAGGTTCAGTGTGTCATTCTCACTGATGGTGAAGCACACCAACTAAGTCGTCATGTAGAGGTGAACTATCGATACAATAGTGAAAGTTACATTGGAACTCGATCTGTAAATCCAGAAACAACTTTCCTTCGTGATCGCAAAATTGGAACCACTTACAGTTTTGGATACTCTTATCATGAGTTCACACAAGTTCTTTTGAATAATCTCCGTGATCGTTTTCCAAATGTAAACTTCATTGGCATTCGTGTTCTAGGTCCTCGGGAAGCAGGTAAGTTCATGCAAATGTATCTCTATGGTGATAAATTTGATGAAGCTGAAAAGTCATGGAAAAAGACTCGCAGTTTTTCAATGAAAGAAGTTGGTTACAATACATATTTTGGACTCTCTGCTAATGCTCTATCGCAAGAAACAGAGTTTTCTGTAAATACAGATGCAACCAAAGCACAAATCAAATCTGCATTTACAAAGTCTCTGAAGAGTAAAAAGATGAACAAAAAAATTCTATCTGAATTCATCTCTCTTGTCTGCTGAGACCAGTTCATAAACTGGCGGCCACGCCTTCCATTCCCCCCACTCCCGTACTATAATAACTTCAGTTAAACAAAGCAAATGGGTCTCTCCAAAAGCAGCATCATCGAATGTCTCCGCGAATCTTACGGTGAATCTGTAAACTCCGCTGAGATCAGGGCATTTTGCAAGATGAATGATTTCAATTATCAGACCATCACAAACAAACTGACTGATTACAAAATTGGTCGTGGCAAGTGGAACCTGGAAGTTACGAAAGAGACAGTTCAGGATCTGGAAGTAACTTATAATTCACCTGCAGCTATGCCTGCAATTGAGCAAAACCTTATTCCTCAGAAAGATGATTCCTTCGTCAAGTTTGGTAATTTCAGCGATGTTCGCAAAATTATTCAATCGCGATTGTTTTATCCGACGTTCATTACGGGACTTTCGGGCAATGGTAAAACGTTCTCGGTTGAGCAAGCGTGTGCCCAACTCGGACGTGAGTTGATTCGTGTCAACATCACTATCGAAACAGATGAAGATGATCTCATCGGTGGTTTTCGGTTGGTTGACGGTAATACTGTTTGGCACAATGGGCCTGTTATTGACGCTCTACAGCGTGGTGCTGTACTGTTGTTGGATGAGCTTGACTTGGCCTCTAACAAGATTATGTGTCTTCAATCGATTCTTGAAGGAAAGGGTGTTTTCCTGAAAAAAATTGGTAAGTTCGTTCAACCTGCTCCTGGATTCCAGATCTTTGCCACTGCCAACACCAAGGGTAAGGGTTCCGATGACGGACGCTTCATCGGCACCAACGTTCTGAATGAAGCATTTCTTGAGCGTTTCCCTGTTACCTTTGAGCAAGAATATCCCACCCCACAAATTGAACAGAAGATTCTGGGTAAACTTTGTGATGATGAGATTTTCTGTAAGCGACTTTGTGATTGGGCTGATATCATCCGTAAAACTTTTTATGATGGTGGTATCGAAGAGATTATCTCTACCCGTCGTTTGGTTCACATTCTCAAAGCATACAGTATCTTTGGTGACAAAGAAAAGGCAATTGGAATTTGCCTAAATCGTTTTGACGACGAAACCAAACAGTCCTTCTTGGAACTGTATGATAAAGTTGACGCTGATTTTAATTTGACCATTGAAGAATGATAGAAGTCTCTCAAAAATGCCCAGAGGTATGGTATATAAAAAACCTCTTTGATGAGGAAATGTTTGAAGGAATTCTTGATGAGTTCCTTCCATGGCATTCTCAATGGGTTTTTGATAAACATGAGAATCCAAATGATCCAATTTTTGGAATGCTGATGGATTGTCATGATCATACAAGGTCTTGGCCTTTCAGCAAAAATTTTCAGTTCATTAGGGCGTCAACTTTTGCCAAACTTCATCTTCAAAAAATTTTGAAAAGGAATTTGAGATTGATTAGAATCAATACCAACATTCAATTTCATGGTCAAGACTCTGCCTTTCATACTGATGATGATTATTTTGTCGATAATGATGATGCTAGGTGTTGGACATGTGTTGTTTTTTCCGAATATGATTGGGATGCAACATGGGGAGGTCAGATAGAGATTCAGACTGAAGAAAATTCTGAAGATTACATTGCACTTCCCTTCTCACCAAATTGTGCTGTCTTATTTGATGGGAGTTTGGAACATAGAGGACTGGCTCCCAATAGATTCGCTCAATGCGAAAGAAAAACACTTGCATTTTTATTTGAAGAGGTGTAGAATGTGACTAACTCTTGGAGTTTACTTTACGAAGAAATGAATGAAGAAGATCGTATTATTTTGAGTGATGATCCACTCGATAAAATTGCACAAGACACTTATGACCAGTTGATGTCTTCTGGTGGGCTTCCATCTGCTTATGATGATGGGTGGACAGCAGAAGCAAAACTAAACGCTATGGATAATGAAAATCAAATTGATCTGAATCTTGAGTCCACTTCTAAAAATGGTTTTTGGAAGTATGAAGAAGATCTTACTATGAAAGAGATTCGTGACTATCTCTCTGGCACTTACAAGTCACACTATACATCTCAAGATTCTAAAACTCAGACTCTTGATTTGATTGAAAGTATTGGTGATGCAGAACCTTTCTGCAGATCAAATGCAATCAAATATCTTTCCCGCTTTGGAAAGAAAAATGGCAAATCCAAACTTGACATTTTGAAGGCAATCCACTATTGTATCCTTCTCTATCACTTCTCAGGACTTCACACCCCTCCTTCCGATAATTATGAAACTTTCTAAGCAAACTGTTGCTATCTTGAACAATTACTCTGATATTAACCAGTCTATCCTGGTTAAAAAGGGTGATCAACTTCGTACTATTTCAGTGATGAAGAACATTCTTGCTGAAGCAAAGATTGAAGAAGAGTTCCCAAAGGACTTTGCTATCTACGATCTTCCTCAGTTTCTAAAAGTTCTTCGTCTACATCAAGATCCTGAGCTTGATTTCAGTGAAGATAATTATGTCACTATTCGAGAAGGACGTAATCGTTCACGTTATTTCTTTGCCGATCCTAATGTGATTGTATCTCCACCAGAAAAGCAACTCAATCTTCCCAGTGAAGATATTACCTTTCAAATCAATCAGGGTCATCTAAATCAACTTCTACAAGCAGCAAATACTCTGGATCTTCCTGATCTTGCTGTCATTGGCGATGCTGGTGTCATTCGTCTTTCTGTTCGCGACAAGAAGAACGACACTTCAAATGATCACTCAATCGTAGTTGGTGAAACTGACAAGCAGTTTAGTTTCAATTTCAAAGTTGAGAACATTAAGATTCTCCCTGGTAACTACACAGTCACCATCTCTAGCAAGTGTCTCTCAAAGTTTACCAATACTGTTGAATCACAGGCCCTAGACTATTTCATTGCACTAGAACCAGATTCCGTGTATAATGACTGATGTGGAGACTCTGGAGCTATGCTCTAGGTAGAAAGGAGGGTAGGACTGACGCTGAGGCAAACATCATTGCTCTCATACGAACTCTTATTCTCCTTTCCTACCTAGTCACCAATCTTTTTATCATCAGCGGAGTAATCCGCCATTGGAACGACAATGAACATCTTTGTAACAGATCCCGATCCTTGGAAGTCAGCTCAAGTTCTTCCTGACAAGCATATTGTCAAGATGCCGCTAGAGACTTGTCAGATGCTAGCAATTGTATGTTCAAAAAAATGGGGTCATGATTTTGGCACTCTTCCTAGAGCAGATGGGACTCCCTATGCTACTGAGAAGGGTGCTTTTCGCAATCATCCCTGTACCATTTGGGCAAATGAGTTTGTAATGAACTGGCAGTGGTTGCTTTCACATGGCATCGCTCTCTGTGATGAGTACAAGATGAGGTATGGGAAGGTTCACACATGCTTTCGTACTCTGATGGTGGCAAAGGAAATACTGCCCACAGGAGACCCTACAGGGCGCTCTGGGAAGGGTCCTACTCCATTTGTTTTTGCTGGCCCTGATGAGTTTAAATATGATACAGGTGTTGACATTTACGAAAAGTATAAGATGTATATTGCATCTAAACCTTGGGTGAAAGACAATTATCTTCGTATACCAGATAGGAGACCAGAATGGATTTAAGAGATAGAGTATTCAAATACTCCTTTGAAAAACACTCAGAACTCAAAGATACTCTCTTAGAAAAAATTGCAAATGCAGAATCTGAACATGTAGATGATAGTGGTGAATATGATGCAAGCACTATCTCAAGTACAGATTTTTTTATTGGGTTAAAGAGGGAGCATAAGGCTCCATACTTCTGGTTGTTTGATGATCACCTGGGTGGATTTTATGATTACCTAAAGGAAAAATATTTTTTTGAAACATTTACTGTTGGTCATGCTTGGTATCAACAATATGTGAATGGTGATAGTCACGGTTGGCATATTCATCAATCATCAAATCTGTCTTATGTGTATTACTTGGAACTAACTGATCCCAAGTATGCAACTCAGTTTTTTGATGCAGAAAAGAGGGAGCTTTACCAACCAGAAGTGCAAGAAGGTGATATAATAGTGTTTGACTCGTATATCCCACACAAATCACCTAAGATCAAATCCTCAACTAGAAAGACAATTATCAGTTGTAACATGTCTTTCGATTTTTCACTTGATGTTCCTCGAATCAAATCTTATTATGAATGAATTTCTTTGGGTTGAAAAGTATCGTCCCAAAACTATTGAAGAGTGTATACTTCCTGACAATATTAAGCAGACCTTCCAAGATTTCCTAGATAAAGGAGAGGTTCCTAATCTTTTGTTGGCGGGACCTGCTGGTTGTGGTAAAACCACAGTGGCGAAAGCGTTATGTCACGAATTGGGAGTAGACTATTATGTCATCAATGGATCCGATGAAGGACGATTTCTGGACACAGTTAGGAACCAGGCAAAGAACTTTGCTTCGACCGTATCACTTCAAGGCAATGGTAAACCAAAAGTCATCATTATTGACGAAGCTGACAACACAACCCACGACGTACAACTCCTCCTACGGGCGAATATTGAGGCATTTTATAACAACTGCCGATTCATCTTCACCTGTAACTACAAAAACCGAATCATTGAGCCCCTCCATTCTCGATGCGCCGTCGTTGAATTCTCAACTCCAGCGAAGTCTAAACCAAAACTCGCGAGTAGTTTCTTCGGAAGAGCTCAACAAATCTTGGATTCAGAGAATATTGACTATGATCCGAAAGTCCTTGCAGAGTTAATCAACAAACACTTTCCTGACTGGAGACGTGTCTTGAATGAATTGCAAAGATATGCTGTCAGTGGTAAAATTGACTCTGGTATCCTTGCAACTTTCTCTGATGTCAACATTGAAGGTCTGATGAGGTCTCTTCAGTCGAAGAACTTCAAAGAGGTCCGTAAATGGGTCGTGAACAACTTGGACAACGATCCTGGGGTAATCCTCCGAAACGTCTATGACGCCCTCTACGAACGCTTAGAGGGTCCTTCTGTGGCGGCTGCAGTCCTGATCATCGCCAAGTATCAGTATCAGATTGCCTTCGTTGCCGACCAGGAGATTAACTTGCTAGCAGCACTAACAGAAGTTATGGTGGAGTGTGAATTCAAATGAATGTAAAATTGATCCGTATGTGGTCTGGCGAAGATGTTGTCGCAGACTTACTTGATGAAAACGATGACAACATCAGCATCACCAATCCTATTGTTGCTATTCCTGCAGGGAATGGTCAGATGGGATTTGCCCCTTGGTCTCCCATTCTCAAGGGCAAAGGTGAAGAAATCAGTGTTACTAAAAAATACGTGGTATACATTGCAGAAGCTCAAGAACAAATAGTTGAGCAATATGAAGAAATGTTTTCTGTCTTGAAAACACCTAGTAAAAAATTGATTGTTTGAGCACATGATTAAGACGGTATCCAATGATGATGCAGTTTGGGCTGCAGATGAATTCATCTCTTACTTTGAAAACCTCAATGGTATTGAGGACTATCTTCGCTATGTGAAGAAAGAAGTGCTTGATGGTATGTCTTCCGTGTCATCATTTTCTGAGGATATCTTCAACTTTGATATTCATCCAGAAGACATGGAATTCTCTATGATTCCTGTTGGTAAGGGTGGTCTCGATCAAAAATACTACAAAAATTTACTTGCATCCGTTTCTTCTCACAACAATGAATCAAACATTCCTGGAAGAGAACACAAGTGGATTGTAAAAGAGACCACGACTAATACTGTTGTTGGATTTATTCGTCTAGGATCTCCAACAATCAACTCCAAACCTAGGAATCTATGGCTTGGAAAGGCACCAAATCTCAGTCTGTTTAATCGCCATGCCTGCATGGGTTTTGTGATTGTTCCGACTCAACCCTTTGGATATAACTTTTTGGGTGGTAAGTTGCTTGCACTTATGTGTTGCTCTCACTTTGCCAGGGAGTTTATCAGTGAAAAATTTGAGAAAGATATTGCTCTATTTGAAACTACATCTCTATACGGTTCTACCACGTCAGCATCACAATACGATGGTCTGAAACCTTTTATTAGGTATCGTGGTCTAACTGAAAGCAAATTTACACCATTGCTTCATGACGCTCAATTCCACAGATTGCACGATCGCTTCACTTATCTCAACGGGGGTGATCCTCTTAC